CTTATCGAACTGCGCCTTGATAAGAAGATCAAGGATGGCAAGGAACGTATTAATAATGGTGGTAAGTTCCTCACCCTGCGTAATGCAGCCATCGATCTTGGTGGGTTTGAATCTGAGATGGTTGTCATTGACCAGAACGGTAAGCGCACGAAGGCTTTGATTGGTAATGACTCCGAGTGCATTGTCTATTGGCGTTCTTACGATACTCCGAAGTATGGTAAAGTCATTAAGCTTGGCAAGATGATTGATTGGGACGAAGAGAACAAGAAGAAGAAGTTCGGTACCCTTAAGATCGTTGAGCTTGTCGAGTACGCTAGTCCTGTTAACGAGTTCGCTGCTGCTATGGACGCTGCCTCTGAGGAAGATCCCTTCCCTAAGTCTGAACTCCCTCCTCCTGCTGAGGTGAAGGCTAAGGCTAAGGGTAAGACGGTATCGTTTGAGATCGAAGCTTAATGCCGTACTATCTAACTGACGAGATGCCGAAGGAGGGGGATTCTGTGGAGTCTCCCTCCCACTACAATAACGGTACAATCGAATGCATCCAGTATCTAAAAGATAACATGCCATTCGATAACTTTATTGGATACCTTGAAGGTAACACGAAGAAGTATCTCCATCGCTGGAGGTACAAGAAGAAGCCACTAGAAGATCTCAAGAAGGCACAGTGGTACTTAAACCGCTTGATTAAGGAACTAGACAATGGACCTCGATGACTACCAGACTGCTGCCCTTGATACCTTGGTCTACGGTAACGAGGAGCATCTTACCTATGGTCTTGCTGCTGAAGTAGGGGAGATCATGTCTCTTATGCAGAAGTCTGCTCGTCGTGATCCTCGCTATTGGGATGACAACGACCATGTTATTCTTGGAGACTATACCCCTCTCTTCAAGGAGAAGATCTTTGCTGAACTCGGAGATGTACTCTGGTATCTCTCATGTCTCGCTAACTACCACGGCTTTCCTATGAATGCTATTGCCCGACATAATCTAGAGAAGTTGGGCAAGAGGAAAGCAGAGGGTAAGATCCAAGGCAATGGAGATAATCGGTAAGCATGGCTTCTATTAACACTCTCGTTGAAGATGTATACCGTCTGCTTGAGGAGGGTACTACAGAAGATCTTACAGAGAAGGCTAACGAGTTTGGTAACAGGCTTGCTTCCCTTATCCTAGATAGACTCAAGCCTAAAGAAGAGAAGCGTACACTTCGTATGTCTAACATTGGCAAGCCTGATCGTATGCTCTGGTATGAAATCAATCGTACTATTCCAAAGGAAGAGTTCAATGGACCGACATACCTTAAGTTCCTATACGGTGATCTTATCGAAGAGGTTGTCCTATTCCTTTCTGAGGCTGCGGGTCATACTGTGTCAGACAGGCAGCGACAAGTTACTGTCGATGGTATTGTTGGTCACATTGATGCTGTTCTTGATGGTGTTCTAATCGATGTGAAGAGTACCTCTCCCTATTCCTTTAAGAAGTTTAAGGATGGTAGCCTACGTGAGGATGATCCCTTTGCTTACATCCCTCAACTGTCTGGCTACCTTCAGGGTACAGGGATTAACGATGGTGCCTACGTTGCTGTCGATAAACAGAATGGTAACATCGCTGTTATGACACTAGAAGATACCGATAGGGTGGACATCAACGCTAGGATTGCTCACGTAAAAGAAGTCATTAGTCAGGATACACCACCTACTCGTTGCTTCCAGCCTGAACCAATGGGTAAGTCTGGTAATATGAAACTGCCTACTGGTTGTTCCTATTGTTCCTTTAAGAAAGAATGTTATTCAGATGTACCACTCAGAAAGTTTATCTATAGTACTGGCCCAGTATGGCTAACTCATGTTGAAGAAGAGCCGAAAGTCTACGAAGAAAAAGAAACCTCTTAATGACAGCCCAGAGAGATGGCGTAGAATCTATAAAGACTTCGGCCTTACAAAGGATGGATACAACACGATTCTTCAAATCCAAGGAGGAACTTGTGCTATATGTCTCAGACATCCTGACAAGATCAGGCCGAGAAGGAACCTTGCAGTCGATCACGATCATGAGACAGGAGCCATTCGTGGATTGTTATGCTACCGCTGCAACCATGTGCTTCTCGGACGAATCTTAAGGGATGACGTAAGTATGGCAGAGCGAACTTACTTGTACTTGAGTACTGAGAAGAACTACGGTAAGGTACCAAGTTAATTACCGTTAGGCTAACTACCCTTAGCTCAGTTGGATAGAGCAACAGCCTTCTAAGCTGTGGGTCGCACGTTCGAATCGTGCAGGGTAGGCCAAGCTGGTATAGCTCAGTTGGTAGAGCATCTGATTTGTAATCAGGAGGTCGTGGGTTCGAGTCCTACTACCAGCACCATTCATTCTAATAGGAGAGTATCATGACAATCAGAGAAGAGTTCGAAGAACTTAAGGCCCTCGTTAAGGTATACCTCGAAACAAAGTACGATGACGGTGAGATGTACGAAGACGATACCGAATGGGCTGAAGCCCTAGAGGAAATGGAAGTTGACCTGTGTATTGCAGTTGGTCTTATTGATGAAGAGGATCTAGATATTGAGTAAGACCCATCTTTGTATCCCTGACCCTCATGCTGCACCTGATGAGGACTTGTCTAGGTTCAGTTACCTTGGTAAGCTTATCGCTAGTGTCAAGCCTGATACCGTTATCTGTATCGGTGACTGGGCTGACATGCCCTCGCTCTGCTCTTACGATAGGGGTACGAAGGGCTTCGAAGGACGAAGGTATAAGAAGGACATCGAGTCTTCCTGTATCGCACAGGAGCTTATGTTCAAGCCTATTAAAGAAGCTAAGAAGAAGATGCCCCGCTTCATCATGACAACAGGGAACCATGATTATGCTCGGATTGAGAAGGCTATACAGAAGGATGCTGTCCTCGATGGAACCATCTCCGTTGAGGATCTACAATACACGGACTTTGGTTGGGAAGCTTATCCTTTTCTGGAACCTGTTGAAGTCGATGGTGTTTATTACTCTCACTATTTCCCAACGGGGGTCATGGGTAGAGCTACAAGCGGTGAACATCAAGCATACACTCTACTCACCAAACAGTTCGTATCCTGCACGCAGGGCCACACTCACACTAGAGATTTCGCAGAGAGGACTGGACCTGATGGACGAAGACTTATGGGACTTGTCGTAGGCTGTTACATCGACAGGAAACATGAGTACGCAGGAGAGGCTAACAAGATGTGGTGGCCGGGAGTTGTCATTAAGCGTGATGTCCATGCAGGGCAGTACGACTTTGAGTTTATCTCTATGGAAAGAATCAAGAATGAGTTTCGAACTTAAACAACTTATTCTAGATAGGTTCTCTCTTCTTGAACTTGTAGAAATCCTTGACCTAGACCCGGAAGAGTTCTATGATAGGTTTGAGGATATCATTCTAGAACGCTTAGACAAGTTAAAAGAGATAGACAATGGGTTGGAGAAAGAAAAGTTTTCAGAAGAGAATAGTTAAGAGTAATCCTTTTGCTAAGGAGTTAGAAGAAGGACAGTACAGACAACGAATAAAAGAATCTGATAAAGATTATAAACGTCAAAAGCTGAATGTAAGGAACATAGATGACTACGCCAATGAAGAATCTTCCAACTGATTATCAGACCTTTATTGCTACCTCTCGGTATGCCCGTTGGATTGACAGTGAGAATCGTCGTGAGTCTTGGGAAGAGACTGTATCTCGGTTTATGCTTAATGTTGTGCACCCTAAGCTAAACGATAATGAAATCTACAACCAACTTCGTGAGGCTATCCTGAACCTTGAGATCATGCCAAGTATGCGGGCTATGATGACTGCTGGCAAGGCTCTTGAGCGTGACAATACCTGTGCTTACAACTGTTCCTATCTCCCTGTCGATGACATGAAGTCGTTCGATGAGGCTATGTTTATCCTGATGTGTGGTACTGGTGTTGGGTTCTCTGTCGAGCGCCAGTATGTTAGTAAGCTCCCTGAAGTACCTGAGAAGATGTTCGACTCTCAGACTATCATTGCTGTCTCAGACAGTAAGGAAGGTTGGGCCAAGGCTCTTCGTCAGCTTATCTCTCTCCTGTATTCCGGTGAGATCCCTAAGTGGGACATGAGTAAGATCCGCCCTGCTGGTTCCCGTCTTAAGGTCTTTGGTGGTCGTGCCTCTGGTCCTGAGCCTCTTGATCAGCTCTTCCGGTTTGTTACCTCTATCTTTAAGAATGCTTCTGGTCGTAAGCTGAACTCTCTTGAGTGCCATGATATCATGTGCAAGATCGGTGAGGTTGTCGTAGTCGGTGGTGTTCGTCGCTCTGCTATGATCTCTCTGTCTAACCTCTCTGATGACCGTATGCGTAACGCTAAGACAGGTCAGTTCTGGGAGACTAACCCACAGCGTAGCCTTGCTAATAACTCTGTAGCCTATACTGAGAAGCCTGATGCGAGTACCTTCCTGCATGAGTGGGCTTCCCTTGTAGACTCTGGTACTGGTGAGCGTGGTATGTTCTCCCGTATTGCAGCACAGAACCACACTGAGAAGAACGGTAGGCGTGATCACAATCATGAGTTTGGTACTAACCCTTGCTCAGAAATTATCCTCCGTCCCTATCAGTTCTGTAATCTGACTGAAGTTGTAGTCCGTGCAGAAGATAAGCTAATCGATCTTGAGCGTAAGGTTAAGCTTGCTACAATCCTTGGTACTGTCCAAGCTACCTATACTCACTTCCCTTACCTCAGGAAGATCTGGGCTAAGAACACAGAGGAAGAACGACTCCTTGGTGTCTCGCTTACTGGTATCATGGATCATGATATCCTGAATGGTAAGAACATTCATGGTAATCTCCCGGCTGCACTGACTGCCCTTAAGACTGTAGCTATTGAGACGAATAAGGAATGGGCTGGCAAGCTTGGTATCCCTGTCTCTGCGGCTATCACCTGTGTGAAGCCTTCTGGTACTGTCTCTCAGCTTGTTGACTCTGCCTCTGGTATTCATCCCCGGCACAATCCCTACTATATTCGTCGTGTTCGTGGTGATAACAAAGATCCGATTACCCAGTTCATGAAGGATAATAATATTCCTAATGAGCCTGACATCATGAAGCCTGAGAATACTACGGTGTTCAGCTTCCCGATTAAGGCACCGGATGATGCTGTTACTCGCCATGACATGACTGCAACGGAACACTTGTATCTCTGGAAGATCTACGCACAGTTCTGGTGTGAGCATAAGCCTTCCATTACTGTCTCGGTTAAGCCTGACGAATGGATTAGTGTTGGCTCTTGGCTGTATGAAAACTTCAATATCGCCTCTGGTCTTTCCTTCCTGCCTCATTCGGATCACATCTATAAGCAAGCACCGTATGAAGACTGCACTGAGGAAGAGTATCATAACCTCCTGAAGCAGATGCCAGACAGTATCGACTGGTCTAAGCTTTCGGATTATGAAAAGGAAGACACGACTAAAGCTAGTCAGTCTCTTGCCTGTACTGCTGGTGTCTGTGAAATTGTGGACATTACCTAATGGATAATGATAAGGTAAAGAATATCATTAAGCTTGTCACAAAAGAAAAACCCCCAGAGGAAACTCTGGAGGTTCATCCTGATGATCTTTTAAAAGAAGCAACTGGAAACTATGATAGCCTTATCCTTATCGGATGGAAGGAAGATAGTTTTAAGGTAAGCTGGTCAACTGACATCACTCCAGAGGAAGTCTACCTCCAGCTTGACCTAGCTAAAGATAGACTTCTTAAGAAGATGTACGAGTTCTAATTGATGTTAGCGTTTCCTCTTCGAGACACCAACAGTTTCTTGGAGAGGAACGCCCATCTCTGCTGACATAAGACCACCAGCAGTATTTACACCAGACGGTCTCCACCCTGTATCAGGAGCGGGGGCATCGATACCTGAACCAGCAGGGGTAGTTGTCTTCTTAGTAGCTGTAGGGGCAATCGAGAAGCCACCAACCGTAGCATTCTTATTTACCTTAAGGGGAGTACCGGGGGCAACTACTTCTTGATTACGGGTATCAACAGTCATAACTGTACCACCCATTCTCTTTGTAAAGGGAATACCTAGGAAGCCAGCCAATACTCCAAGGCCAGTACTCTTCCCCTTTCCAGCCATCTGAGCACCAAACTGCATCTGCTTCATTGTCTGCTTCATGCTGCTATTACCCTTAGCCCTAGCAGTACCAGATGTATTTGTTACAGGCTTCTCTACTGCGGCTGGAGCAGCGGCCATCTTATCGGTAGCCTTCTTAGCCTTACCCTGACGAGATGCATTACGCATATCTGCGACAGTATTCATTAGATTAAAATTAACCATAATGTTTAACCCTTTCTGAACTTCTGTTCCATAGCAGTCTCATCCCGCTGATACCTAGTAGGGGATCTACGCTTTGTCTTAGTAGCAGCTTTAGATGTACCGCTAGAAGCCTTAGCGGGGGCTACAGAAGCCGCCTTAGCTGAAACAGACTTCTTAGCCTTGACATTCTCAAGAGCCCTAGCACCACCCGGACCACCCACTCTTGAGGCATTACCAGAGGACTTATCTCCCGGCTTATTCACTCCACCACCAGCCATGCTTGCCTTAGGCATAATAGCTGAAGCCTTCTTCTTAGGTGTAGGACCATAGCCAGAGGTCTTAGAACCATAACCTCCCGGCATATTGCTCTTCATAAGAGGACCGCTAGGTTTGTCCGAACCAGCACCAGCAGGAGCAGCATCGACGATAAATCCAGCGGCTGCACCGATAACAGGAATCTTCTTGATAAGACCCCTAGCTACACCAGACTTTGACGTAGCATTTTTTAGAACCTGAGAGCGCATGTCTCCAGCCTTAAGATCCTTTGCGGGCTGCGGCTTACCCCTATCAAGGATCTGGGATCTCATATCTCCCGGCTTGACATCTCTAGCAGGACGAGATGTACCAACCTTCTTACGGCTGATAGACCTTCTTGTTTCTGCGGGAGTCTTAGGCTTCTTCTTCTTATGGATGGAAGCTCTCGTTTCGGTAGGAGTTTTAGCCATCTTACTTACCTTTCTTCTTAGCAGGCTTCTTAGCCTTGGACTTCTTTTTCTTCATGGCCTTCATCTCAGCCATCTCTTCCTTCTTACCACTACGGTACTTACCGCCCTTCATCTCGGACATCTCTTCCTTACCGCCGTGCTTCATCTTCTTTTTCATAATAGTCTTCCTTCTAAGATCACCAGTATTGCTTGTTGTCATCATTTCTTTTTAGCCGTCTTTGCAGCTTGCTTAAAGGCTTTATCTGTAGGTGCGCCTTTCTCACCCTTCTTCCTCATCTTCTTGCCAGCCTTACGCTTGGCATGGATGTTAGCATACAATCCCTTTACCATTTGACTTTATCCGCCCAGTAAGCAGCAGACATCTTGCCCTTACTAATGTTCTTCGCATGTCTAGCCTTGAAGCTTTCTCTGCGCTTTCGATAGGACTCAGACTCACCAGCCTTCTTAGGTGAACCAGAGACACCCTTCTGTCCAAACCGGATAAGCTTAATCTCACTACCAACCTTAGCTAGTACAGCATGGGACTTACCAGCATTCGGTGTCTTCTTAGGCTTGTTATATCCAGCGAACTTCTCGCCTCTATACTCGATAGCCATTAGACCCTCCGTGCTTTCTTCTTTGCAGGAGCACTCTTCTTTGCTGGGCGCTTACCCATATCCTTACCGATAGTCTCGACACCAGAGATCTTCTTCTTCTCCTTCATGCCGTAAAAGACATCCTCTGCCTTGTCACCATACTGCTTCTTAAGAGCAGCCATGATCTTCTTACCTTTAGCATTCAATGGCATATTAATAACTCCAACTAGAAGACATACCGGGAAGGAGCTTATCCTTTGTCCAGATGTCAAAGTGAATACCTGATCCCGGCATGTACGTACCGACAGACCCATAATTCTTCTGTATCCAGAAGTCTCTTACCTTATCTAACTTAGCCCTATCTGTAACTTGCTTACCAGCAGTATCATAGATACGGACATCAGCAGCCAAGCCACGACCAAGATCATCTACGTCATGGCGGATGCTACCTGTTCTACGTACACCCTTGCCCTTCTTCTCCTGTCCACCAGAGAAGATCTCTACGGTGTACCCAGTACCAAGAATAGTACTTACTGCTACATCAAGCTTCAGTTCCAGTTCAGGAGAGACAGGTTTATTTCTGATAGCCTGTTCATTCGAGTACTTCATATTGGTAAAGCCGACAGGCTTAAGGACTGTAGTCGAACGACTCTTGACATTGTTATCAATTGTCTTTTCGAAGTCCTTCGTTACACGGATACCTGTCCAAGTACTTTGTAGACTCTCTCTAAGGTACGATGTGTTACCCGCAGCAAGGTCAGAAGCAAGATCCCTACCCTTTGTGCCTCTCTTGTACCGCTCAGTAGCCAGATAAAACGCAGCCTTATCCTGATTGTCAGGACTAAAGTCTGTCAACTCTGGGTACTTTTTCTGAAGATCATCCCATGTCTGTTTAGTAATCTGGTACTTACCAGCGGCAGTACTAGGACCAGCCTTTGTCTTAAGACCTACAACATTCGGATGCTTCTCGTATCCTTGGAACTTCTTACCACCAACGATAATGTTATAATCACCACCAGTTCCTTCAGCAGAAGCAATAGCATCTAGGAAAGCTTGTGCTTCAACAGGAAGACCAGAGGTACTAGAAGTCGGAGTAGGTTCTGGAATGACATACTCTTCTTCTGTTTCCTGATCACTGATAAGACCTTCCATAGGCTTTGGTGCAGTAGCAGCAGAGATACCCTCTATGATATCAGCAATACCCTTACCGATATTAGTTAGGTTTTCCTCAGTTAGATTAGCAGTAGGGTTTACAGTACTTACTGGAGTACCCTCTGTATTTATTTCAGGAGCAAAGACACCCATTTTATTTACTTACCTATTACTGTAGCATTCTGCTTAATAAGTTCAATCGGATCTATCTTGCTTCTAATCTCAGGCGGGATCTTCTTAGACTGGGTAGAAAGAATCCTCAATGATTCGATAATGTCCATTACCTCTCTAGCATTAGCACCTTCGCCAATAGCAACATAGTTAGACAAGATCTTCATGGGATCAGTCTCGGCTGGCATTGCCTGGACACCAACCTGTTGTGTACCTCTGCCAGTACCCTTCGTCTCATAGCGATAGGCACCCATTGCTTTCATAAGAGTGACATCATTCTTAAGAGCTTCAGGGTTTACGTTAAGACTAAGGTTATTATTCTTGTCTATCTCAAGGATAAAAGGAGAGAACTCCGTATCCTTAATAACATCCATGTTAGTAACAAAAGAAGTAGTCAGTCTGTTTACAGCATTAGCTGCATACGTGTTCATCTTATTGTATAGGTCATTGCCAAGGTTAGGGTTTGTAGACTTGATGCTATCGATTGTAGTAAAAGCCTGATCACCGATTAGGTTTCTAACATTTGTAGACTTATAGCTTGAGCCTTCGACATCGATGCTGGGCAATGCAGTAATATACATAGCACCAATATTACGGTATGCTGCCTCTGTTTTTTCAGGGACATCAGGGTCATACTTATAAGTTCTAATAGAGTTAATACCTAACTTACCAAGAGAAATCTTAGCATCTCTCGGAGCATTAAAGATTTTTACAAGCTCTTCCTCTGGGGCCATACCCTTATAGACTTCTGCAAATCTTCTGGGCGAATCACCAATGTCTTCTGTACCAAGAGTTGTCTCAGTAACATCTGGCATAACACCCTTACCCGTAGCACCCATTGCATACTGAGCAATGTTCCTGAGATCCTGTTTAGCAGTTTCATTGACAGTAAAGTACTCAGCAGTTGCTGCTGGATTATTATCAAATAGAGCTTTTGCTACGACAGGATCTCTTGCTTCCAAAGCCACAAGGGCCATACCCCTATCTGTAATTGTCTTTGCAGAGCGGCTTATGACATCCCTATTATCCGTAAAGAACTTAATAGTTGAGTCATACCCTGTCATAAAGGATTCGGGATTGACAGTTGTAGGATCAATACCTCTTTTATTAATATCATTTGTAATCTCTGCAAGCCTTTGGTTTCTTGCAGATGTCAATGAATCAATAAGATAAGTTGTTTCATCAAGACCTTCTGCTCTTGCTTTCTGCCTAAGAATAGCAATGTTCTCAGTAGAAGCATCATTCTGGTAAGCAGTATCAATTTTACCCTGCAAGAAAGGTCTTACAGTTGTACTAAAAACAATCTTTCTTTTCTTTTCATCAGATTCCATAAGCTTTGCTTCTTGTTCAGCAGCAGACAATTTATTCTGATAAGAAAGATCCTGATAGTAAGCATCTTTGATATACTGATCCATAAGAGTAGGATCACCACCAGACTTAAGTTGTGCTAGAACAGCAGCAGACTGCCCTTCTGAAGAATCTGTAACCCACTTGTATGCATTAGCCTGTACAATCCTATTAGGATCAGCACCAGTAGTCTCGTAGACAAACCCTTCAAGTTCAGAGAAGATACCCTTAATACCTTCCCGGTACTTTGGGTACTCAAGGTATGCATTCTTCTGGATATTCTTAAGAGTAACAGCACGAACAGTCGGGTCTTCAATTTCAGAAGCTCTCTTCCACTGTGCTGTTACATCCTGAAGAGCAAGCATTTCTTTATCACCCTCAGAGTTACCGCCCTTACCACCAGAAGCATCAAACATACTAGAGATACTATCCCCAATACCTCTACCAATACCAGAGTAGAATCCAGAATAATCAACAGTCGGTGGATTGTAAGTACCTACATTCGAACCTTCAACAGTTCTCACTTCAGGTTTAAAGATAGCCATTCTTATTGTCCCTCTTTAGAGATAAGTTTTTGAAGCTGGATACTAAGACCCTGATTAACCGTCTTTGCATCCTGCATAATAGAAGTAGTAGCAAGAGTTCTAAAGCTTTCTCTGCTCAAGTTAATTACACTTTTCCTCTGATCAAAAGTCAAAGGAGAAAGGAGAGAAAGGATTTCATCTCTAATACCAGCGGCAGAAGCCATATCGTTCTCTGCGATGTAATCATTCTGGAGTCTGATAAGTTCTCTAGTCCTGTCTGTTACACCCTTAACCATCTGGCTTTCAGCGTAAAGAGCCTGACGTACATCGTAGTAAAGCTCAACCTCTTGGAAGGGAGTACCAAGGGTATTCCACAGAGCATTCCAAGGATTCATATCTTCTGCTAGAGTACGTCCTTTCTTGTCGATAAACTCTCCAGTCTGCATTAGATAGTAAGCCTTAGCGGCCTTATCCAATGTAGAGATATTCCTAAGGACTTTACCAGCATCATACTGGGTAAGACTAATATCGCTATTGAAGAGAGAACCCACCATAGTTATAGCTGAAGATCCCGTATCTGTAGCAATAGACAGAGAGGGACCACCGATAAGTTCAGCAAAGTTTTTGTCCATGACATCTTCGTAGACCTGAAGGATGCCATCCCCGACACCAAGTCTACCGGACATAGCCGTATCTTCACCGATAATATTCGACAAAGTATAATCGATCAACCCATACCTTAGCACAGTATAGGCATCCTTGTCAATACCTTCTGAACTTTGATCCACGAATGCATTAACAATCGTACCACCAAGCGGGATACCAGCACCACCGAATAGAGCAACTTGAGCCAAGCCCAATCTAGTTCTTTCTATTCCTGTAAGGTTTTTATTGAAGAAGATATTCTCCATAAGCTTTGCCTGATAGCCCAGCCACTGGGTAGGGAGAGACATAAAGCCTTGCTGCCACCAAGCTGCCGAAGCTCTTGTCATGTTCATGGTAATAGCATCAGCACGGTTTGTAATGAAGTCATCCATGATCCTGAAGCCAGCATCTGTCGTGACATCGAGGACAGGGTTAGCCTTCCTAAACTCACGGTAAGCTACATTAGTAGCCATCAGTCTCTGAACCCGTTCACCCTCGTTAAAGGGAGTTCTACCAGCTTCTCTAACCTTATTAATCATACCCCTTGTAATGTCGTAGGTACCATTAATCTCGGAGATGTTCTGGTTAACTTGGTATCTACCGGACCTTCTCATGTAATCGATAGACTCAAGGAACTCTCCTTCAGTCATACCGATGAATGCGCTAGACCTCTTGTATAGAGCCTTAAGAACATTCGGATCAGGGTTAATCATAGCGATTCTAAGCGGAAGATATGAAGCCGCAGCCTTAAGCCCATCCATAGGGGCAATAGCCATAATATTCAAAGCAGAAGAAGCCTGAACAATGAACTGGTCCGGGTTAAACATACCCAGCTTCATGTCAAAGGCAAAGGAGCGTAGGGCTACATCTGGTCTAATGTTCATCTTATCGATAACATCCCAACCCTTCTTATCGAAGACCCACTCACCAACCCCTGTCATGCGTCTATTCCAAGCTTGAGCAAACTCATTCGTTTCACTCAGCCTGTTCAGGATAACTCTTCTCTCTGTCTTAAGTTTATTCCCAGCTTCAGAGTTAACGATATCAGCTTCTTTCAACTGCTGAATGAAAGGCTTGTTCTTGATATCATCATAGTTAAGGATAAGCTTATTCTGGATAGCTGCGTTTAGGAAACCCTCGACAGCTTTTACAGAGTATTCTCTTTCAGCAACGTAGTTTGTACCCTTAGCAAAGTCTCTTTCGATACCACGGACAGCATCGACTTGCTTAAAGTTCTTATTATCGTAGCCGTAAATAATCGCATTGTTCCTAGAACCCTTAGTATAAAGCTCATCGTATGTCGTAAACTTACCAAGGCGATAGTTCTCAAACCTAGCGACACCTACCTCAGGCAGGGGCATATCCTTTGTAACAATCTGGATGTCTTCAGCAGGATTAATACCGTGCTTATCGATAAAGGTTTTAAGACTGTCTACATCCTCAATGCTAGGATTAAAGTTGTTACTAGCCTTGATAAGACCATTCATAATATCCTGACCAATAGTCCCAGCATCAAAGTCTCGGAGACCCTTCAGCAGTGTATTGACCTCAGTACCCATCTTAACGAGTTCCTGTGCTGTCCGGCCTACACCAAAGACAGTCGGTGTAAGGTTTACAGCATTGTCAGAGAGGTCTACAGTCTTTCTCTGAGAGACAAGGAAACCGTGGATATTACCTGACCCTCTAGAGCCACCAGCGATTTTAGGTACAACATCAGAGGGGAGGATAGGACGAGAAGTCTTCAGGCTACCTGTAGCATAGAGAACCTTCTTACCGTTTACCTCAGGTGCATTGTCTACGTCTACAATCTGGTAAAGATTCTTCTCCTTACCACCCTTCATAAAGTCAGATCTAGCAATGATCTTACCTGTATTAAGATCGTAGACATACTTCTGGGCATACTCCTCAAGGCGAGGGAGAGACCCAGCAGGGAGCCTCTTCATGCGGTAGAAAGTCTTACCATCAGCAGAGCCAACAAACTGATCGATCTTCTCACCAGTGCTTCTCTTTAGAATACGGTCAGCCTCAAGCCATCTCGCTGTCTCAGCAAGTTTGTAACTGGAGACATACCCATCGATGACTTCC